ATCCATTGCTAGTCACTTCAGGCTCACTTTATCAGCCGGCGAAGGGCGGCCACACACTCATAGCGAGTCTGTTTCATCGAGACTTCAAAGATCCGTTCGGGCTCTATAGCGATCCTGTCTGGGAAAGCCAAGCTTTAGGAGCCATTAAAGAACGATTGGAGCCAGTGAAACTGTGGATGGTTGAACATACCAAAGGAAGATTCACCTCTATGTACCGAAGTCAGGAGGAGTGCGCACGAGAGTTGGGCGGATACAAAGGCCTCAACTACACCAACTGCGTCGAATCAGTGTTGGATCATGGTTACCACGCGCGAACCCAAGCGCAGGCCAAGCTCAATGAGACCATCAAGGCCGGAGGTACATTACACGGAAGAGTGTTCGTAGCACCAAGAACTGTCAAGAATGTTTCTACAGATTTGCAAACTGGGATATTGCCCTACTCACGCGCCTTCGCTGAGGATGCCAAAAACATCTTCAACGGAGATCCATGCCGTGTGGGGCGATTTACTTGTCGGTTTGTGATTGCAGAGACAACCCCCGACAAGTTGGATAGTTATGGACAACTCCTTAGTGAAAGCCCGGACCTGGTCTGTTGTGTGTCATGCGATGACACATACGTGAGCACCGGTCGTTATCGTACCTGGTTTGGATACCTTACAGACGATAGCGACTTCAGTCAGTACGACCAAAGTCAACTGCGAGCTCTCTTCGACATCGATTTTGCTGCTATGGCAAGTGATGTCTCTCCACATCTCATTAAGGCCTTCTCTGTTCTGCATCACGAGATAAACGCGATGCCTGTCAAAGGAAAAGTGAAGGATCCGGAAACCGGTGATTGGGTGAAGATGGTGGCGATCCTCAGATACAGCATGCGCACGGGCGTAGGTACGACCTCGTCTTTCGGGAGTCTGCACAACATTTATACACGGGTGTATTGGTTGTTGCGAAATGAAGAGAGTCTTGCGTCGTTTGACCAAACATGTGCTGAGCTGGGAATTGTCGTCAAGCTTGCAAAGCGACAGTCTCTCCAGGGAGGGATATTTCTACGTGGATGGTTCATCGGACCACAGTATCAATGGTCCGTCTTGCCTTCGGCTGTGCTTAAGCTGGGCAAGTTGATGAAAGACCCCAGAAGCCTTGTAAAGACACAAGATGAGAAGTTGGCAGCAGCCACCATGTTTTATGCTATCATGCAGAGCGTGGATGTGCCAGTCGACTATCCTCTACTTGGAGCCTTCAAGACGCTTGCTAACCGACTACCTCGGGCCACGTCGGAACGTGCTTCAGCACTGATCATGGATCAATACATTCGTGAAGGGGCCAGATACAAGCTCATACGTGCTGCACCCATTGCGCGCAAGTACGTAATTGATGCAATGATTGAACGTTACA